GTTGTGAATGTATTCACAAAAATCACGGGCACATTAGGGTATTTTGGGGGGATGGTCCAGGGGGGGGGGAGTTGGCAACCGGGAGTTACCGAGGGAGGCCGGATTCTGTAAAATAGTCAGCGGGCACCATTTGAGATCCGGCTGCAATAATGCAGATCTCACTGTCGGCAGCGGAGCGAATCGTAATCGTCCAGCTGCCGTCAATTTTTGGTGTTTTCCAGATCTCGACAATGTGGGATTTGAGCGCGGGCATGACGCCGATCAGAAAGACCTTTTCCTTTTTCGCAACAGTCGCGCCAAACTGGCTTTTTGCCATGCAGATTATAGGCATCATCTTGGGTAAAAAATTAGGGGCCTGCCCCAATGCCGGTCCAGCCAGTGCGATCAACAATGCAACTGTGACCGAAATTTTGTAAATCATTTTGACTTCGGAGACATGGACCGATCACCGAACCACCAGGCGATTGACGCGCCCAACATGAAGACTACCGATGTCTCAATATTAAAACGACCTGTATCGCCGCTGGAAAAATAGATCGCACCCGTCAGCCCGATAAGTGAAAGTGTCAGCACCGGCCTCACAAGCCGCAAGGTATTCGTACACCACCTGGATGGCCGGCCAGATGAAGCATCATGCACATAGGTCGCAGCCCGCATCTCGGCTGCCGCCTGCACCTCGGCAATGGCGCGTTCGTTCTCATGCTCGACAGATCGCAGCTCCGAATCCAGACGGTGCATCTCGATGGTGCGTTCATGCTCGCGCTGGAACTTTTTTTCCTCCTGGATATTATCAAAAATGGAAAACCCTTTTGAGATGACTGTGCCGATCAGTCCGCTTGCGCCACCTGTTGCAACAGAAAGTATTGCGTCTAACATCACCGGCTCCTTGGTCTGCCCATATCTATATGAATGAATGTTCGATAGTTAATTCCGAATCCGGTGAACCCGACTGACTTCGCCAGCTCAATTAATTTGGACTTGTCATGTCCTGCCAGCGGAAGGTCGGCGGCGATCCCCTTTCGATGACAGCTGCGTGGTGCTCCGCCTACCTGGGCGTTGTGATAAGCGGATCGATAGCTTGAGCTGATCTTCAAAGGTCGGCCCAGCTGATGCCGGAGCTTATCCAGGCAGAGCAGAAGGTCGTCGTTGACGAGGATCTCGCCCGTCCCTCGACAGGCTATCTCTGGCGGTGAAAAGTATTTCGCCCGCCAGGTGCGCGGGCTGATGTCGTCGTAATGGGAATAGAACAATATTCAGTCACGATTGATTGGGCGGTGGAGTGTAGGGATGCGAATGATTATGTTGTTTTCTTATAAGATCAACCTCGCGAATAAGCATTTCCAGCCGTGCTTCCATCCTCGCAAATTCTCTATTGTGTTTTTCCAACGCGCCAACTGAACTAATGGTTCTCAGAATTTCAATCTGGGAGGTGATAACTGCACGTGCGGATTCGGCGTCGTCCTGCCTGTGATCCATTTTCAGAATCCGCGCCTCATGGTTGTCCATCTTTTGGGCGAGATTTTTCAGCTGGCTCCTAGCAGCATAAAAAGCGCCCGAAATCGAAACGAGTATAGCGGAAAACTGGACTAGCTCCCGAACGCCTAATTCCATCTAGGGTTTGGCTGGGAAGCCACTTTCCATATCGAATGAAAGTATCGAAGAATTATCAAGAGTGGCAGGAAGGTCGCGAAGTGCCTGACGATAGGATTTCATTTGATCCGACATCTCCACGTCCGACAGCGAATAGAAATCAGTTTGTTCCAATAAGATATTGCGTCGATTACGTAAACCAGAGAATGCTCGTGCAGGTTTTTCGGATTCCCAAGCCGCCTCTTCAGCGTCCCGTGCATCTTCTTCAGCCTGTGTGAACATTACCTTCTCACCATTAATCATATGATGTCGAGCCATTTAATTGTATCCTGTGTAAGAGTTAGGCATGTGCTAGGCCCCAGACTGTCATGCGTCCTGTAGCAATATTGCCACTGGCGAAGAGGAACTGAACACGATCACATGTTATAATCGCATTTCTTGCGCCGCCGCCAGTGAATCGATGAAATACAGTACTGCCATCCCAAAATGAATATGTACCTTGGAGCGTTGTCCGCATCGTACTATCTCCGGGCTGGCCTAACCAAAAGACGCCGGATAAACCTTCGCCCGAAGCATTGCCGACACCATTAACCGTGGAGGCCGATTGCGATAAGGCTATTTCGCTGTCGGAGTTATCTACACCGCCGGTCGGGGAATAGGTGGTATCAGAAGATTGCTCACCATCAATCGCCCAGACATAATCACTAGCCGAATTATCAATTCCACTGCTGTCGCCAAATCGGAAGTAAGGATCTACATTATCTGTTGCTGGAACCAAGTCAGACAAGGCAATCGCATAAGTATCATAGGTGGAATCAAGCCCTGTTTGCGTAAGGCTGGCTGAACTAGAAGCCACAGACGTTCCAATCAGGTTCCATGCTCCTCCAGCAGCGGCGAATACGGGCTGAGCCCCAGCCCCCTGGGATTTAAGGAAATGTCCCGACGTTCCCGTGGCGATGGCGACCGGATTTGTGCTTGCGTCATAACTGATCACATTGCCGTCTGTGCCACTGGCCATCTTGGCGAGTGTGACGGCATTGTCATCTATAGCCGCTGTTGAAATTTTTCCCGATATTGGTGTAGGTCCGATAATGCGCATTATGTGATCTCCATGAATGACAATGAAATGTCGATGTAATCATTTGCCGCCGCTTGCGCCGTGATACTGTCGGTTGTCTGCAGGACGATTTTCTGCCCAGCAAAAACCTCAAGAGTCGTAGCCGCTGGTATGCTCGTATCTTTCAGCAGATAGACGTTGGCATTGGTATTCGGATTGCTGCCTCCGGTATCAGAAACCAGTATGACATCGATGTCCGTTGCCGAGCTGTGACGGTTGCAGATCGTCATGCCCAGGATCACCGTCGTAGTGCTGCCTGGCACCGTATAGATTGTGTCGGCGCTGCTATGATCCACAGATGCCCTCGTTGCAACTTTAAATGTATTAGCCATAGTCTTTTTTCCTTTCGGGGATACCTCCCCCCTTAGTTAACCCAGTGCAATCGCCAGAGCGACTGCGGTTGCTTCAGTCACGTCGCCGTCACTGCCGTCTGCCCCAGATGGCACAAACGTCAGGCCAATGCTGTCGCCATCCGAAATTGTCCCGACTGTTAAAATATGAGCCACGGTAATTTTGGAATAAGTCGAAGCCGAAACCACGGACCCCGTCACCTTGTAGACAAGGATCGCGTTGGTTGTTCCGTAGCTGGCGATGTAGATGTAGCCCTTGGCAACGGTATTGCTGACATCGTCAAATGTGTCCACCCAGGCATTGACACTGACGCCTCCAGCCTCGACATCATCGATGTAAAGAACCGTTGCGGAAGAGGGTGTGCCATTATTCAGCCATACCTTGCCGGCGCCCTGATCAGTGTCTGTTGTCGTACTTTCAAACGCGAACTTGACGCCAGCTTCCGGCGCACTGTTGTCAACATAGGCCTTGATCGATTGCTGGGTTGCCAGCGCGACTGCACTGTCTGAACCCATTGCGTCTTCATCGAGGATTCCAGCGGTGATGGTTGCCCCGGCATTTAGCCCAAGGGATGTGATGCCCGCCAGGGTTCCGCTCGTTGCCGTGATGGCCGAGCACTTGAACGGTGCGAAAGAATAAGTGAGGTTGCCGGTGGAATCCGCCGTGCCGGTAGTTGTGCCTACAGTAAAGAAATCGCCGCTTTCATCCCAACCCATAAACCCGTTATTGCCAGTGCTACCGCGCTCCATCAGCAGACCCAGATCAGAGGCGTTGGATGACGCACCATTGTTGATCCCGATGAGCGGATCTTTGACCAGCAGGTTGGTCGCATCATTGGTAACGGTTGTTCCGTTGATGGTGAGGTTGCCGGTAACAGTGAGATTGCCGCCGACAGTCTGGTTGGCTGTGGTCGTAATTGCATCAACCCATAAGTTGGCCCACCTGACGCTGGTTGTACCCAAATCGTCAGTGCTGTCGGTATCGCTGACAATGTCGTCGCCAACGGTTGTCACGCCGCCGACAAACAGTTTCTTGGCAATGCCTACACCGCCGTCGGTGTGGATCGAGCCGGAGGTGCCGCTGGTTGTATCCGTGGTGTCGTCAACGCTTAATATGCCCGAGCTGGTGATGGTGCCGGTGACAGCCATGCCAGCAGTTCCATAGTCAACGCGCTTTGTGCCGCCGAGGCTCAGACCGACATTGTCTGCCCCTATACGAAACCAGCCGCTGTTTGGGTCGCTTGTAAAACTGTAGTACGGCAGGGACGCAGATCCATCTGTTCCCAGATGCTGCGTAGCAGCTGAAGTCGATGTTGTCAGGCTCTCACCATCCGAGCTGAAAACCAGGAATGCGTTTGCCCGCGTTGCAGCATCCGCAGTAATTTCCGGCGTCGTAATCGAGGTGGTCTTCGACACCTTTAGCGTGCGATCCATTTCCTCCGACAGTTCCTGGGCAATGTTCGTCAGTTTGTCTAATGCATTTTCATGTGAATCTGCGGGAAAAGGATCAGCTGGCTGGTAGTCGGTTTCTTGTGTCAGGGCAGTATCACGAATTATAACGACTGTGGTGTCAGCAATCGGTGCAGTCACAAATGT